CCCTGGATCGAGTTCAGGCCGCTGTAGCGCTCTGGCTCAAACGAGCGAGCATCCTTGCCAATGCGCGGGTAGAGCACGCTCTCGTCGTCTCCGAAGCGGGCCACGTCTACGCCGATCGCGAGCGGGGCGTTGTGGTCGCGCACGGCCGCGATAGACATCGCTTTCTCGACCGCTTCGCTGGAGATGAACTGTGCGTTGCCGAGGACCGGGAACAGGCCGCGCCAGCGAACTCGGAAGCGGTCTGAGTCCTCGCCCCACATCTCGGCGTCCTGCGCGATCTTGACCTTGTTGGTGATCGAGACGCTGCGGCTGTCGATCGACCGCACGATGTACCGAGCCTTCTCGCGGCCCATGCAGTTCTCGTAGAACGCGCCGCTGTTTCGCGTGCCGTTGCCGAAGTCAAACACCATCGGCTCGCCGGACGTAAGCCCGCCTTCGCGAACCTCGAACGGCTTGTTCGGCACGCCGCTCGCCTCGTCAAAGATATAGAAACTGGTGGAGTTAGGCGCGTGCTGGCCGGCGAACGCCTCTGACTTTTCCTCGCGACAGGTTTTCGCGTCGCAGCGCCACATGCCGGACCACTCGGGATTCGAGTGCGCCATCGTCATGGAGCCGCGGCTCGCGGTGTAGCTGAACCAGTGCCGCGTCAGGCTCATGTAGTGCCACTTGCCAAGTTCCGCCCACGTCTTCGTGCGAAGCTGCTCATCGGTCGTGGCCGTCACCGAGCCCTTGGAGAACGGGCGCGTGTCCATGATCCACTTGATGACCCACGCGACGAGGCAGCTCTTGCCGATCTCATGGCCGCTGACGGTGGCGAAGCGGATCGGGTCTACCGGCGTCCGCCCGTCGAAACCGCGGCGCCGCACTTCCGCGCCCAGCTCGTCAAGGAACTCGCACGCCCACTGGTCCGGCCCAAACTCGCAATTGAAGCGCTCCCGATATTCGGGCGTGAGGCGGATGAGCTGAATCGAGGGATCGGTTTCCCAAGGATAGCTCACCATCACGTGTTTCAGGGGGTCCGCGTAGCAGTCTGCCATCAGGTCGGCGATCCGCTCGTCGGGCGTGGCGCGACGGTTCATTCAGGCCCCGTATGCGGATCGTGAAGTTCCTGCTGCTCCATGCCCGGCACGACGATGCGGCCCTTCTTCGGCAGCGAGACCAAATCGGCGGACGTCGCAACGTCGGTCGCTGGTTCTTTCCCGATGTCGGCCGCCAGCTCCGGTCCGGTGCGCGGGTCGCGCGTCATGCCTTCTTCTAGCGCGGCCGTCGAAACAAGCGGCTGCTCCAGCTCAGGCACTTCCCCGGTCTGCGGGTTGACCGGCTGTGTGGCCAGTCCGCCGGGCAGCGTCGGCAGCTCGATCGGTTCCGGTGCGTCGCTCGCGAACTGCGTGGACGCGGCCGGGATCACGGGCGCCTTATCGTTCAGGAGCATGTTCGCGATGTCGCCGCTCCGGCGTTGGCCTACCTGGCCGGCCCACTTGCTGTCGATCGCTTCGGCGGACGCCTTCTCGAAGTCGCCGGCTTCGAGCGCGCCGAGCATCTTGCGGAAGCCCAGCAGGCCATCGGTTCCGAGGTTGAAAGCCATGTTCAGGACCGCCCGCTGGCGGGTATCGCTGAGATCGCGCCACCACGGCAGGCGCTTGTCCAGCTCGCGCTCGGTCTCGATCCGGTCGTTGTTCAGGAGATAGTAGGTTTCCTCATCGCTCAGGCCGTCGCGGTACAGGTCGCGCTCGCCTAAGTCCGGGCGGTTCTGCCGCAGCAGCTCCTTCTCGCCTTCGGTCAGCGGGCGCGCATTCAGGTTGCGGCCGATACCGATTGTCTCGTGGCCCTTCGCCTTCTCGCCGGGTTGCAGGCGCTTGCCGGTCGCGTCGTCGTAGACGTGGTTTATCTTACCCTCGTCCCGCTCCATCTCGGCAAGCCAGCGCTCAAGATCGTATGCCATAGCGTCAGAACCCACCGATACGGAAAAGCAGATCAAAAACGCCGCGAGATATAGAATTACGGATCGCATCCATCAGCCGCCCGCCACATGCTGCACGACCCGCTGATCGAGCGTCGGGCCGACACGCGACCAATCCACGCAACGACGGCTAAATCCCGGTATCGCCAGCATCGGGCAGCCGAACGCCGCATCGTCTACGTACACGTGGCCATAGGCTTTCGGGCTCGAAGTCCACGACTTCTGGTCGGGGTTCTGGTTGACGCCGTGCAGGGTCACGCCCTGATTCTCCAGATAATCGACCGCCTGCTCCAGGCGATCGCCGGAGCGCATCGTCCACAGCACGAGCTTCGCGCCCTTCCGTTGCAGGCGGATGAGCCAGTCGATCGCGTCGGGTACGGGTTTGCCGATCGCGGGATAGCGATGGTCAACGATCGTGCCGTCGAAATCGACGCAGATTACGAAGTCTTTCATCAGTTACCTCTGTTGCGCAGGTCTTGTGAGAGCTTGTAGGCGGCGCCCGGCGTCAGCGCGTACCGGCCACACACCGCAATCGCGTTGAGCTGGCCCGCCGTGAAGTTGAAGACAACGCCGCGGCTCGTGTGCTGGATCGGTATGAAGTCAGAGCCGTCGCCTTCGTACGAGCGCAGCAGCCGAACGTCCGCATCCGTCAGATCGTTCATGTCTGTGATAAGGATCGGCTCAGCAGGCATCGATCACCTGCGATTCGATCACCGGCTGCTTGATCCGCGCGCGGCCGGCTTGAAGGCGCTCGACCAGTGTCAGCTCACCTTTCACCGTGAGTGTTTCGTTGTAGAGCCCCCCTATTTTTATAAGCATCTCGATCGCGCGAAGCTGATCCTTCTTGTTGATCTTTAGCTTCTTGACCGTCCTAGCGCCTTCTCCCCGGCCCTCGACGTACTGATCAACAGTGATCGAATCGATAGCCGCTAAGTCGGCCGGAGTAGCTTTCGTAAAGTCGTAGTTAAGCCAGCCATCCTCGGTGACTATGATGAAATCCTTTATTTCGGCGAACGCGATCTCCATCAGCTTTCGTATGATCTTGTCCCGATCGATCTCATGCTTTTCGGAAACCGCATTCTGCCGGCGCGCGATCTCCTGCTGCACAACTGGATTACCAAAGATCGTATGGCGCGCGCGACGGCTGTCTGCCGCGGATACCGAGTACCCGGCGCGCAGCATCGCCTGGCGCTGGTTGCAGTCCTTCATGTACTCATCGATCACGAGCATGTGCGCGCGGGGGATGACCTGGCCCGGCGTCGTGTCAGCTCGGCTCATGTGCGTCTTCATAGTCCTCGGCTTCTACTTTTTTCGCCTCCGGCCAGCGCAGGTAGAGGCCAGGGTCGTAGTCTTCCGGGCGACCGCTGCGGTTTGGAGATGTCGGACGGCGGCGCCGGCTGAGCTGTCGCTGCTCGGTCCGGTGTCGGTCGTACTCATCATCCCATCGGTCGTCCATCATTCGTAAATTATAAGCGGTATAACAGCAGGAGGGCAAGCGTTTATATCTCAGGCAAGAAAAAGGCGGGCGACCGGGATAATCCCAATCCATACCCGCCTTCTCCCGCCGCATGATCCTCGTCAAATGCCGGCGGGGTCATGAGCCCATTCCGCCCGAAGCTTGTTACCTGCGATCAGCGTCCCGATCGCCGTCGTCGGCATTCAACATACGCGGTATAACACATCCTTTCGGGCTTTTGCAATAGCCAGGGTTTGGTTTTTTTTTGGGAGTGCGTTTGCTGGACGGGTGCGAAGCGATAGTTCAGATATGGCTTACTGCAGGTTGCTCCCGTGTTGCGAACGATTCTTAATATTTTCTAGGAAGTCGTTTGTTCGGGCTCGCCCATCTGGTAGTGGGCGGGCGCGCGCGGGCGGGGGGTACCCCGGAAGTGCCCGGCCGCGCAGCCCCGGTGCCTGCCTGCGCCTGCCTGCGCCTGCCTGCGCCTGCCTGCGCCTGCCTGCGCCTGCCTGCTGCACCACGTGTTTCTGCGGCCATCAGATGTACACTCTGATGCCCGACCAATGATATCAATGCGTTACGCGCTATGGGTACAGCCGTGGGTACAGCAAAGCCGATTCATGCGCGCACGCGCGACGGCAGCACGTTATCCCGCCGGCCTCAAGCGCCCCGTTGCGTACACGCGCGACGGCTCGTGCAGGCGAGTGTGATCGATCGCTACGCCCCTGCATGGCTGGCGCAGCGCCCCGGTTGCCTGGCGCTTACGGTGGCGCACGGCGGGAGCTTCGGTTTAGGCCACGGGATAGGTGTTCCCACGATTCTTTGCATGCTCTGCCCTTGCAACCCTCACTCTCTACGGAGATATATTCTGAAAGAAGATATATCTCCTAGAGAGAGTGTGGTATTGCAGTATGGGATTTGGGGTATAACAATACCTCACTCAAAAAATCGCTTGCCAGCCTAGCAACGTAATAATACCGGGGCTTTACAAGCACATAACCCGAAAGTTGCTAACGCCACTCGACCGCCAGCAACGATTTCCCAGCAACTCCCGCGACACGTCAAATTGCCAGTTGCTAAACACGAATCTAGCAACCGTTAGCAACTCGATACGCTCGCCAAGCGGTACGCTATAACCTATTGTCGCAGCCGATTACACAAGCAATACCAATACGTTACAAATAGGAACAAATGCATAAAAACACGATACGACAGCATTGTTGCCATGAAAAGTTGCTAGATGCCAATGCAGCAACTTTTAAGCCATTGGTGCATAACGATAACCCTAAAAACAGTGCATGCATTTCTGCATCTAACTACCTATATTAACCTGATTATGGTTAAGCCGTTGCAATGCTGTAGCGCGAAAATTAGCTAAATCATTGACATACCGCGCAACACCTTGGCCCCACGCGATATAATAATTGCTGGTATAAGCGTTATACCTCTTGACGGACTGAATGGATTTATGCGATAAAGCGCGACAGATTGAAACGTAGGGAGTTTCAGATGCTGCGAACAGCTCAACAGACTTTTCAAAGTATGTCGTGCGAAGCTCGCCAAGAGCATCAGAATGCGTGGCGAAGAATCGAAGCGCGAGTACGCGATCTAGCGGCAACGCCAAAAGCTAAAGTGTTCGAAGTACATCATGCGGTCGAGCACGCGCGCCGTCTATACCAAAGCGAACTAGCTAAGGGGTTGCCGGCTGATTTATGCGAGCGCGCCGTATTATCCGCATATGAGGTGCAGTCATGACCCAAGCATACAAGGTCGAGCCGGTCCGCCACATGAGCGGCGCCGTGGTCGGGTATAACGTGATCCATCGCTCAACGCGCGCAGTCTACTGGCAGTATTGGGCGCGCGATATTGCTGATTGGGCTTGCCAGCGGCTTAATCACTGGAACAACAGATAACACGGGAGCTACGCAAATGCCTGAATTACTTGATTGTGGTCATGTCGCCAGTGAGCACAGCCCAATAACGACGGGCTACGGCACAGACAAGGATGGCAAGCGCCATTGCTACGATTGCTGCGCAGATCGTGAACGCGCCAGCATGATCGAGCACGGCGACGCGGTGTTGTACCTGACGGGCGGAATGCCGGCCGTGTACCAGTTCTGCGATGGCGAGATTACCGACTGGCCCGGCAAGCTGCGATTCAAGTGTCGCGTTAAAGCCGGCCGTCACAACATGGCGCGCGTCAGATATGACGCTTGGTTTACCGGACCGGACGGGAAGCCGTGGCATGGCGTGCAATATGGCAACAACACGCAAATCATTCGCTGCAAGCGCGTGAAGGGTTAAGGCATGCTGGCGTTCCAGATCAACCTTTGCGAAATGCTGTTGGCCATGCCAGGCGAATGGCATTCGCTCGACCTCGACAAGGTTAGCGTAGCGGGCACTTGCGCGCTGCATAGGCTCGGAATCGCCCGCGTGGATGGTTATAAGGTCCAGCTCGCATCGGCCGCCAAGGCCGAATGCTGGCTTGGCGCAAACAACGGATAACGGGAGTAATGCAAATGACATTTGAGCCTGAGTACCTGAAACGATGGACCATGCCAAGTAACTACGTAGGTGCATCGTGGCCGGAATACTATTCGAGCGGAGTTGGCCAGTCTCGCGATAGCGATGCGCTGGAACGGTCCAATTTCACATGCATGTTGCGGGCGCTTGGCGGCGAAAGCGATACCGTTCTTGTGGTGAGAGAAAGCCATTGGGCCGTGGGTTGGGTAGAATGGATCGCGATCCATCAAGACGACAACAAGGCGCTGGCCATTGCCGACGACATCAAAGGTAAGCTCGAAGACTATCTCGTGATTAACGAAGATCATTGGAGTGAGCTTGAGATGGAAGACGCCAACGAAACCTGGACTAATTGTTTTGATGACCGGGAACGCTTGGCCTATATCCGCAAACACCGCTCGCAATTCGAGTTTCATGATTATGCCGATTTGATCGGTTGCGTACGCGGCCGATATTTCGCCGGTTATGCAAGCGAACTACTCAACTAAGGAGCTACGCAAATGACGAAAATCACAAACTCTGATGATCTAATCGATATCCGCGACGTTATCGCGCGTGTCGAGGAACTTGAAGAGGAAAAAGAAGATCAAGGAGTGCTGGGCGAAGAAGACTCCATGCTACTGGCAGACTTGCTTGCATTCCTGAATGAGATGGCAGGCAACGGCGGAGACGAGAAATGGCGCGGTTGCTGGTACCCCATCACAGCCATCCGTGAAAGCTATTTTGAGCAATACGCTCAAGAGCTGGCCGAAGACATTGGCTCGATCGATGCAAACGCTAGATGGCCATACACGTGCATCGATTGGGAACAGGCCGCGCGCGAGCTTCAATATGACTACACGAGCGCGGAGTTCGGTGGCGTGACCTACTACATTCGATAAGGAGCTACGCAAATGACACCGTTTGAGCTTGGATGGAATGATGGCGCGATCGAGCGCAAGCACGCTACTCCGCGCGAGGCGCAGCAACGCTACCCGCACATGAGCGGCGAACAGATCGTGGAATACCTCAACGGCCGTGACGATGGTGTGTCGGGCGACTATTGGCGCATGGCCAAGGTCAGGAAACAGCAAGCGGAGTTATGGGCATGAGAGTAATCTACGTTCCTGGCATAGAGCGTTCGGTTTCCCTCAGTGCCTATGTCGCGGCCGTGAAACTGGCGAAAGCGAACGCAGACAAGGAATTTAAACACGGTCTCACTACATGGTGGCCAACAAAAGGCCACGAGATCGTGCGCCAGTTTCGCCGCGGTATGCACGAGCGAATCAGCGACGCGACGCCATACCGGTCTCGCGGTAATTGGCCTGCGAAATGACCAAGCCCGATAACTACCGTTTCGCCCTGCGCTGGATCGCCCGCAATACCGATTGCGAATGGCTGGCCAATCCAGCGCATGAGCTGCCGGCGCCGGCCGCATTGGTGGCGGACCTGTTTTGCCTGTCGGCTGACACCGTGCGGCGTGACTTAACGAGTATGAGCAAAGGAGAAATCGTATCATGAAAGCATGGCATTTCGTTTCCGATCGTCTGCGCGACGGCAGCCCCGTTCCTGCGGATGGCGTGAAGCTAACTTTCGACGGTAAGCCGCATTTGTGTGCGCGAGGCTTCCACGCCAGCGTTAAGTTGCTCGACGCTTTGAAGTATGCGCCCGGTCATACGCTCTGCTGTGTTGAGCTTGGCGGGCAAATCGTCAAAGGCGGCGATAAGCTGGTTGCAACAGAGCGTACAATCTTGTGGCGCGTTGACGCGGAATCCATCTTGCGCAAGTTCGCGCGGCAATGCGCGCTCGACGTGATCCACCTTTGGGACGCGCCGGCCGTCGTAGTGGAATATCTCAAAACCGGCAAAGAAGAACTGCGGAATGCCGCTTGGGGTGCCGCTTGGGGTGCCGCTCGGGGTGCCGCTCGGGGTGCCGCTCGGGGTGCCGCTCGGGGTGCCTCTTGGGATGCCGCTCGGGGTGCCTCTTGGGATGCCGCTCGGGATGCCGCTCGGGATGCCGCTTGGGATGCCGCTTGGGGTGCCGCTCGGGATGCCGCTCGGGCTGCCGCTTGGGCTGCCGCTCGGGGTGCCGCTCGGGATGCCGCTCGGGAAAAGCAAAACAGGCGCCTTGTACGGCTGGTGATGGCCGCTCGCAAGAACGGATAACCCTTTATCCATGCTTCACCTTTCAAAATTCGTTTTTGGCTTTATAATGACGGACATTCGATTCGCAAGCTCGCTGTTGTTTTATATTGCCGTCATTGGAAACTCATGCTAGAAATGGCAAAATCCCTAGTGGAAAGGAGCTAGTGCGATGACGCTTAAGACGCGGCATTATACCGTCATATATGACGACGGCTGCATTCAAAATCGTGCTTGGGGCGGGAACGCTTCCTCGCTGCGGATGCATTTGGAAAATCAAGGATTTTATCCCACCGCGATTTTTCATAAGGTTCGCTCGCTTTGGGAGGATTCTAATAAGCGCTTAGGATTCATGAGGCCGGAAGACGAGGACACCAGCAAATGACGCGCATCAAGCGAATCGACAATGTGCTGACCGGCCAAGGCGTCGAGCGGGATAAGCCGGTGAGGGCTTACAAGTCTCATTCCGTTTTTCCCGATGTCACCTGGAAATGCATGACCCCGAAAGCTGACCCGTTGCAGCCGCGGCCAGTAACGGCCGGTCACGTCTGCACGCGCTTTAAAGCTGTGTGGGGCGGCGGAGTCGAGTGCATGGACTGCGGGGCGCTACAGCCGATCTATAAGAAAGCACCGGCTGGTCACGTTTGCACGAGCGAGAAACTGGATTGGAGTACGGGCGGCGGTCGCTGTCCTGAGTGCGGCAGACTGTTGGAGATTTAACATGGCTTCACATGACAGATGGACAAATCGGCCTCGCTACACGGCGCCTGCGTCGCAAGTGATTGCGCAAATTCGCAATGCGCGAGAATGGTTCAAATCCATGTTTGGTAGCGGCGAATACATCCCAATCTATCATTGCACTGTTTGCGGCGCCGATGGTCTTGGCGATCGCCCGGATTGTCCGCGCGACGGCGTTCACTGCAACATTGTGGAAAGAATGATGGAACCAGTTAACCCGGAATGGGTAAAGCGCCAGCTTGACAAAATCCGAGCGAAAGCTACCGATGACGAGGTAGCACACAGCCTAGAGGATGACTTGCATATGGCGGTATTGAGGG